AAAAGGGTAAAAGGAAGCCCTTAAAAATTACAAGGAAGATGAGCATCTATTCGAAGAGGAACTCCCAACTCATTCAAAGAATAGTTTTGTTCAAATCAACACACGAAAATATCTACAAGCAAGTATAGAAGAAAAGGCGTCTCGTCTATCGGCAGTGATGAACACAATGGCATCTTCTGCAATTCGGATCGCTCTTGGATTTGCTGAAATTCGGGACAGTGAACTCTTTTTGGCAGCCGGTTGTAAGTCGATGGAAGACTTCAGCTCAAAGTTTCTAAGATACGGTTCCAATGAAACAAATTCTATTTTAGACGTCTATTCCCTTGTAGTTTCAAACGAGCAAAACTACGAATTCCTCGCTTCTGCTTCGCTTAACAATTTAATCAGACTTGCTGATTCCCTTAAGGTTAAAGAGGCCAAGTATATAGGTTGCGGACTTGTGATTACTCCCGATGGAAAACGCCGCGAATATAAAGAGTTTATGCAAGAAGTTGAAAGTAATGAAGAGGAATTAAAGCGAATTACAGAAGAGAAAGAAGAACTCGAACGGAAGCTTTTAGATTCGGAAGGGAATATAGAAACTCTTCAACGCCAAAATAACGAGATGAGAAATAAGGTAGAGGAATTTATACAAAATTCTTCCACCTCGGGAAATGCGATTAAGATTTTAGATCATGGACAAAACATGATCAATGCAGCCGTAAAAAAGATCCTTAGCATTCCTGAAATGGAAAGGTCGCAAGATTTGGTTCCGACGATTGAGTTCATTCTTTCAACGCTGGATACTGCATATAAAAAATATCCGATCAATACGATATACAAATTACAGCTCATGGCCTTTCCACTGGAAGACCAATCAGAGACATACAAGTCGAGGCCACAGTCGCTTCAACCGATCAGGAAATAGTACAAAAACGAGCGCAAATAGAAGGCCCAAAAAAGAAGAAGGGAAAAAAACATGAAAGTATTAGATTTTTCTCAATTAGGCGAAGTCTTTTTACAATGGCAACAAGCTACAAGTCGCTTTGAAAAAGGTGCAATCATTCAAAAAGCATGCACGCTTTTCGGGCTTTCTGAACCAGCTCTTAGAAATCGGTTGAATCAACTTAAATCAGGAGAGCAGAAACTTTTAGCTATTGCAGGCCAAGAGAATCGTAAAAGTAAACGAAGGCTCTCCGAGGTCGAAGAGACCCAAAGGCACGAAGATATTATTCGGATTATGGCTTGTAAATATGATGTTGCAGGTTCAACCCCAATATCAACAGAACACGCTATTATGAAAGCTGAGAACATCGGTTGGATTGAAAGCGGAAAATATAAAAATCGATTCTTAGTTGAAAGAGAAGCAAGGCGACTTGGATTGGATAAGGATTCTATGAATCGAAGAGTAGCGTGTGTTACTTGGAAGGTTGAACGTCCTTTTCAAGTCGTTATGGTCGATGCTACTCCAGCGCAATGTGTATATTTGAATGCAAAAGGAAAAGCTTCCTATCGTCCCGATCTTCGTCCTGAAGATCGACATTTTTATGAGGATCTTGAAAAATATAAACTAAAGAGAATTATCATCTATTGTTTGGCAGATGTTTTTTCAGGTTCATTTTTTTGTTATGCGGATGCACCTGATCCAAAAGGTGTAACTTCCACATTTGGTGGAGAAAATGCACAAGGGTATCTAACGTTATTTAGATACGCATTTTTGGAAAAAGACCCAGCTCTAATTCCAATACCGGGAATCAGTCATTTAATGAGTAACGATCATATTCCTGTGCGAGGATTACCGGAAACAGTTTATGGAGATAACCATAGTGCATTGAAAACGTTAAAACCCACCTTAGAAAGACTTGGTAGCGGCTATGAAAAGCATTTTCCCGGTAACCCCAGAGCAAAAGGTTATGTAGAAGCTAGAAATGGTTGGTTAAAGAGAATCCAAGCATTTACAAACCAGCGACTCATTCAAGATGTAGAACAGTTCAATGAATTTCTTTATCGTTGGATGGTTTCCCATAATCATAAACAAGGATATTATAAAAAGTTTATTGAAGGAACTAAAAGTTACCCAGTCCAGGCTGTAACCGCAAAGAATCTTGAAGACGCTTTAGTCAGTCATTTTGAAAGAGAAGTAAGCGAATACGGAACGGTATCCATTAAGAAGCAAGACTACTTTGTCGGAAGTTTTGATACCGTAGGTCGAAGGATAACGATTTTCCCACAACGAGACGGATACTATGCGGAAGTTTCCGGTAAGATGATCAAACTAGATCCAGAAGGTAAAATACAAAGAGAAGAAGGTTCTTACGAGAATATGGACAATCGTCATGCTTTCTCGGAAACTGAAAAAGAAAAGTATAGAAAAGCGGTTCGGAAGAAGTCCCAAGAAGCAAAGAACTTAACTACATTCCAAGACATTGTTCCTTCTTTACCAGAAACTAAAGTTGGAATGAAACCTAGAATGAAGCCGGCGATGAAAACGCACACACCTCTAGCACCGGAAGTAATTCGATCCATTATCGAAGCAGAGGAATATCTGGAAGAACAAATCGGATCAAAACTGGATCAACTCAAAAGCGAAGTCAGAGAAGCAATCAAAACCGTTTTAGAATCCGAATTGGAAGAATTCGGATGTATTCACGGCAAAACTCTAATGGATCTTTCAAATACTTTAAAACCTGGAAGTAGATTAAAATGAAATCAGCTATTTATACGGACACTAATTCAACCGTAAAAGTCTTATCAACCTCTCGAAAATCCGTAAAGCTAAATAGTTGGCTTGTGATTTTGGGAGATGCGGGTTCGGGAAAATCCTTTCTACTTGATCGACTCCTAGAGTCATTAGAAGGTAAAAAGACAGAAGAGAGCGATAATGGTGAAGATGAAAGAGGAGAATTAAGTAACGTCAAAAAAAACAAAACTAGTTATATCTTCGTTCAGTTGGGTAAATTATTTTCTACCGGAAGAATCAGTATAACACAAGTTATGCGGTCAATTATCGAGGAAATTCTACCTGGACAACATATTCCCGGTAGTGCAACGGGAAAACAGAAGATGTTAAAAGAAGCGTTGATGTATGCCGGTAAAACTTCTCGGAAAGTAATTCTTTTAATCGATAATGCTCATTATTTAGATCAAAGAATGCTTCGGGATCTAAAGGATATTCATGAACTTTCTTACGGAGACCTCGATTCTCTTTTTTCAATTATCATGTTTGCACGACCCGAATACAGATTCGCATCCCTATTGAATGCTCCTGAATTCGACATTCAAACACAAAGAGTTTATATTCAAAATTTACCGAAGCCCGATATATTAGAATTTTCGAAACAAGCCTTTGGTCTTAGGTTTTCTTCCGGAAAAGACGGAGAGCGTGCAAAAAGTCTTTTTCTAACCCATGTTTATCCTTTAAATCCAGGAGGTATCAAAGCTTTAGTGAATCGAATGTATCTTACTGTAAATAAGTTCGACGGATTGGTGACTACGGATCGAATTTCACAAGTAGTCAATACGGATATGTTGTCTACCTTGAAAAAATACCGTATCTCTATCGGAGAAGTCAGGAAAGCAGTGGCAAATAGCGCAGGTAAGAATCTTACAGATGATCAAATATCTAAAGCCCTTGATGGAGATTCCACTTCCAGAAAACACGAAATTATCCGAGAGCAAGCAATGAGCCTTCTCCGCAAAAAGGCAGACAATGGAAATCTTTTCGTTTGAAAAGTATGAAGGTATGTTTCAGAAGCGGCATTAGGTTTCATCCAATATTTAAGACTTTTGTAAAATACAAGAGATGATTGCAAATATTCGATCGATCATGACTAAACTTTCGGAAAATTTAGGAACATCGGATTCTCCCTTTCCTATGATTCGAAAGAACCAAGTTGGACCGAAGCCAAGTTATCCATTTGCTGCTTGGGGAATACTTCTGAAAAATTCGGAACGTTACAATCTGAAAGATGAAATTGAAAATCCAGATCCGACAAAAATAACGGAACGCTTATTCAAATTCACTTCGATAAATGTTAGTCTTTCGTTCTTTGATATTGCGAAAACCAACCAACCGGATTACAAACCTTTAGACTCTATTTTCGATTTTGGGGATCGTGCGATTGATTACTTAGAAATCATAGGCAAAGATTACTTTGAATCTTTGGGTATAAAAGTGGATTTGATCGATCAAAAGACACAAGACCGAACCGCATTCTTAGACCCAATCTACGAATATCAAGTTGGTTTCGATTTTACGGTACGAGGAATCAAAGACTTACTTATAACCGTAGATGCAATTGATCTTGAAGCAACTTACGCAAGTATTACGGAAATTGAATAGGAGAAATCATGTCGGAAATCAATAACATTAATATTTCTATCGCTCTTTCGACTCTGCCTTTAGCTCAAAAGGGATTCGGTTTAATCATGATTGCAGGTGATACGATCAGACAAGTTAAATATGAATTGAATGTACTATCGGGAACATCCGGTTTAAAGTGGAGAGCAGCAAGTCCCGGTGAGAAATTCATTCAAATTAAATATGTGGTAAGCGGAAATAATACTCCTCTGGCCGTGACGCGAACCGGTTCGGGAACATCCTCTTCTCCGCATCTTATCACGGTTGTCGTTGAAACGAATGCAAGTGGACTTCCGATTTCAACCTCTGTTCAAATTAAGACGGCAGCCGAAGCAGTTTCGAATGTTGCCGGCGCTTCTAAGATTGTGGATGTATTTTTAATTCAGTCCCCTGGAGATGGAGTTGTTTCTGAATTCCTCCAAGCTCCTCTTGTCGATAAGAATGGAAGTTTTGTAGAGGTGACGGATGCGGATCAACTTCTAGATCCGTCGATCGGATACCAGGCAAATGATCCCGAATACAAAATGGCCGGTCAAGTTTTCGCTGGAGAAACTAGGGCGGAAAAAGTGGTCGTCTTTAAAATCAGCTCCTTCGCAAACCTTGTTACGGATATTGCAACTCTAAGAAATTCTGGAAAAGACGATTGGTATTGGCTTCTAAT